TATACATCTTTCGGCTACTTCTTCGGGGGTTTGGCCCCTGTTCTGGGTAGTTACTACCTCTACCTTGAAATCATTACTCATTTCCAGTGCCGCTGTCCTCATGTCTTCTCCCTTATTACCATTCCAGTACGATAATCATCAGTAACTTCCTTCGCCTCACCGTATTGTTTCAAGGCGATCAGGGATTCAGCAAATCGTTTTTCGTATTCCTGCATGAGCGTTGGCTCTCCCTTCATGTAGATGTATGCTTCAATTAAGCACCCATACAACAGGGTTAATTCCGAATTAATACTGAGCCAGGTAGTACCCCCGTCCGCTCCTGCGGTGAGACTGTCTGGCCGGTAGTAATAATGCAATTCCACAGCATAACTACTGTCGGGAGTAGGACCAATAATAAAGTTGTTAACATCAAAAACCGCGTAAAAACGGGGACCTCCTGTAGTCGCCACCTTAGGATTAAAGGCTTGTATAAAGTTAACGCTCTTGAAATCCAAGAAATTCTTATCACTATCTGCATCCGTATAGGACAAGGAAAAAGGTGATAAAAAGTCGTCGGGCATTGCCAGATACTCATCTGCACTGGTCATGTTTCCAGCAGAATTCTTACGAAACAGGCTTAATTGCACGGTCTTCAGGATACGTTCTTCCGAGGAACGGATAAAAATTGGAAGATTAGTCACAAAAGACGCTTCCGAATTTTGGGTATAGTCCTGTATCGCTGTCTTCATTTGGGCATAAGTGAAGCTCATGTCGTCGTCACCGTAACCTGGCCTACCTGTCCAAAAGAGTTCATGGGCTTCCAGTTTGCACCATCTGCTACGTTTGGCACCCCCACATATATGGATAAAACCATGGGCGAATTAGGTCGTGCGTCTTTCAGCGCCTGCGGATCGGTTACATGGAGTCGTGGATCAAGCTGGGGTTGCTTCTTTTCCCACTCGTCTGCCCCGACCAATAACCCCGTCCACTCCAGTTTCATGTCGTTAAGTTTGTACTTAAACCCGGAACGATCCGAAATGCCCAATGCAAACTTTCCTAATGCAAATTTAGCCATTAATTAAACCTTGAATAACCAATACCGGGCTGAATAGTAAAGGAGGCTCGATCACGGTCTTCAACCGCCGCCCTGTCAAATTCTTCTTCATAGAGCAGTTTCAGCATTTGAGTCCGATCCGGGGCGCGTTTTATGGACAAGTAATAAGCCAAACCTGCCGCCAGGCAAGGGTAAAAGCGGAAAGGCACCTCAAACGTATTAGTATAGGTATCTGCATCCTGAATACGGGTTAACCGGTTAAAAATAATAATGTCCGTATTATTGTTTGGAACGGGCCATAATTTAAGCTCTGGGGTGATCAAGCGATTCAGAAAGAACTGATCGACACGTCCAGTAGTGGTTTTATTGGGGATCGTCAGGTAATCGTCCCGACTAACACGCGGGACAGAATAATCTGTATTACCCCGCCGTACTACCATGCTTAAAGCATCTATAGTGCTTTGTACATCGGAAAAATCAACCGCCGCTGTCAGGGTAGTCGTAGCCGCGCTGCTCCCACCGGTTAAGGTATCAGCGGTAGTAAAGAGCCCTACCGGAATGGTGATCGCAAAAGAAGTAGCCGAGGGTATGCTTGTTATAGAACAGGTAGCTGCGCTGACACTCCCCGTAATGGTTTCCCCCACCGAAAAAGCCGCAGATGCACCTACCGTCATGGTCAGGGTTCCACCGGGATATACCCTGATCCCCGAGGCTACAGTGATACTGGTTTGTTTAATCGTCCATTGGTTTAAGCCCCGATTCGCCCATTCCGCCAATAATAGATTCAACGAGCGTTTTGCCGTTTTCAGGTCATAACCGGTCCTGACCTCAAGGCCACACCGTTCAAACGCTTCTTCGATGTAATCCGCGACATCTAAGTCAAAATCAGTGGAACTTGACGTTGCCATTTAACCACCCCTTCTTCCTATTTTGCCCCCTCCACGCATCCGTACCGGAGATTTACCTTGAGGAACACTTTGTCCCATCGCTAATCGCTTGTGCTGGGAAGTTAGATCGGAATTACGAGAGGCTTTAGTGCCTCCAGGCGGACCCCCCGCGCCTAGATTAACCACTCGTTTATTTTTACTGGATTTTCGCCTACTACCTTTATCCATGGTCCCAACGGCAGAATACGCCCGTTTTCCCATGGCTTTCTCGGTGCCTTTGCTTTCATCCCGGCGGGATTTAAGACTTTGGCTTTTACGACCACGGTTTCGTGATCCCAAAGATTCATCCAGTCGTGCGTTATAGCCTTGCGTTTTACGTGCCATTTTTTAATCTCCTATAATAAGCTTCACGAGTTTTATAGATGTCTTCCCCATTAAATCTCTCAAGGTGTTTATCATAATACCCAGTGTCTTTAAGCTTCTGTGAAGCTTCATGCAGCTTACTCAAGCGTTGAACAAAAATCATGGCATAGGGATCGCCTGTTTTCGCTGTAAGTTCAACGTCATACACTTCGCCATATTCGACGTCATCCGGATGAAATCCCATTAGCCAGATGTCCTTATCTATGAAGATCCCCTCTGCAATCGCGCCGTTTAACCCCTCTATATAATAATGAAATTCATCCGGCTCTTTAAACACAAGATCCACTACGATTACTACATCAAAGCGGTCATCAAACGTAGAAATAACGGTAGTAAGGTCCTGAAAACCAGGGGAATCCTTAAAACCAATTCCTACCTTTTTCTCCGCCCAGGCGGACTTTGCATAAGGACACGGCGGCATATTGGAAAAATTAGGATTAGCTTCCTCCAGTGCCACGGAGGACCACTGCCTTATCTCTTTCCGGATGGCCTCTTCCTTATTCATCAATCTTAGTTATAGAACGCGGTTAATGTGTCAAAGGTTGATACGGTATATTGAACATAACCACCGCCCACAAACAAAATCCCGTCATCCGGGATGTCATTATCCCTAAAGGCCCAACTAGAAACGGCTATAGTGTCGAATTTTAAGTTCGCTGTTCCTGCCGCACTTTCCTGCCTAAACTCCAGGGTTCCCGCTGTAGCTGAATCTTTTACCCAAACAGCGCGAAGACGCATCCTTCCGGCAAAAACTACATCAGCAGCAAGGGCGTTTATTCCGGCTGTTACCGCACCCGCACTAGCAGCACTATTCGCAATTTCAGTGATCGTCTTGAAATACTTGGTGCTGGTAGCCGCCGCTCCACTGGCTCCAGTTATTGCTTCAGTTTGAGCTGCTCCGTTGACATCAGTGCCGGTAACCGTAAAAGTTACTCCTGTATCATTACCTGCGGAGGTAATAGTGACCTGTCTTCCACTACTCAACGTCACCGTACCAGTAGAGGCTAAAGTTCCATTTATAGCGAGTGTTCCTGCACCACTTAATGATGCGGTAGTGGTGATGCCATCGGCATCCAAAGCGACAATATCCGCCGTTATGTAGGTACTCTGGACATCTGAACCTGCCATACATTACTCCTTGATTTCACCACGTAAAATCATTGCTTTATAAGCAGCACTATTAGACGGAGGTAAGGTCCTGGTTGCTTTTTCCCGTTCTTTCTTAGGGGCTGCTTTCTTAACAGCCACTTTTTTGACCGGAGCCTTTTTAGTAGCCATTAATAGGAAACCCCACGATCAACTGCTGCCAGTATGTAATCAACACTCATGCTCTTAGTACCCGTAGCATCCCCAGACACTTCGACAGCAGCCGGTGTCATCAAGCTAGTGGGAATGTTAGTGGTATGGGTCCCTACCAAACTACGGTTATAGTAAAACTGAACCGTATCAGTAGTTGTACCTTTGGTAGCAATAAACCCTACAGTGACATAAGTGTCGTCAGTCAGGTTATAAGTAGTGGCGAGTTCTGTCTCTGTCTCTGTGTCAGATGCTTCTGTAATTAACCTGGTAAGAGAAGAGCCATCGTCTAGCTGAAAACCTATCCGGTTAGAAGCGGTAAACGCTGCTTCTGGGTTAGTGGCAAAGTTTTCACAAAGCCCTACCCAAATATCCATCTGCCCCACACCAGAACCTGATGTAGTAGAAGCAAAGAACCGGGCTTCAAAAAAGAGTTTTTCTCCAGCAGTCGAGGGCAACTGAAATATCTCATTACCCTGAATCGAAGCACCATCATTATCGGTGGTAGCTTGCGAAGTAAGTACCACAACACCTGTAGCCGTATCTGCGGCAATAGCTACTGTGGCGCTGCCGTCTTTGACGACAGTCCAGTCATTGGTAGCGTCAAAAAATATACCGGTGAAATCATCAAGAAAAACCGCCTGATCAGGCCAAACCCCAACTTGCAGGTTTTCAAGCCCCTTACGGGCAGTGGAATAAAGAATAGGACCTTTAAAATGAGTAGCCATGTAAGTGTCTCCTGTCGTGGCTAGTGTCTATCTCGGGATAAGATAGTCAGTGACTGAATTAGTATACCGAAATAAAAAAGGGGCGACAATAATGTCGCCCCCTTCTTACTACATTACTGTAGCTATGCGCCAGGAGTTCCAAAAACACATCTCCAGTCAGACGCACCGAAAGAGTACCTTTCACGCGCCTTAAACCGCATATTACCAGTGTCAAAATCCCCTTCCATCGCTGTTTTCAGCGGAGTACGGTTGAAGAGTTTGAAACCATTTGGACAATCGGTTTTAACGAAATACGCATCAGCATCAGTGAAAAAGTGGTTAACCACCGCTCCCTCTGGAAGCATTCCCATTGATTTCATTGCGTTTATGTCGTTATCCGCTGTGCCTGGACGCAGATTAGAGTTGATAACCCTTTCAGCGATAAACTGAAGTTCTTTAGGAATTAACAACTTAGTGCCACGTACCGCGATCTTCAGACCACGCTCATCGGTAAAACTGGCAACCTGGATGAGGATTTCTTCAAGAGAAGTCTCATTCAAATCAGCAGCCGTAGCCAAC